CTGGAGTTCCACCAGTCCCGGTACCAATGTGGTTATAACGATTAACGTCCACAACAACAAAAATGTTATGATTAAGATATTTATATAAGAGTAAATGAGGTAAATTATGAAAAAAACAAGCAAACTAGTCGAAATAATAAAAGAAGCAGTCCGTGATGTCGTTCGAGAAGAACTAAAAGCTGCGCTAGGTAAAAAATCTTTAACGAAGGAAAACATTGAACATGGAATGAGTTTAGTAGATATACAAAATTCTCCTAAAAATCCACATGAACAAGGAACACAACCAGCTAAAAGGGAAGATTTTACTTTTACAAGTGACCCAGCAATCAATAAGATATTGAATGAAACAGCTAATGCCCAAAAAGATGAAGAATGGAAAACAATGGGAAACAAAGAATTCAATAGAGAAGACGCTCGATCAGGCCTAGCTGGTATGATGGGATATGGTGATATAGCACAAGGCACACCACCTGGAAAACCTTCAGTTGAACAAATGCTACCAAACGATAGAAAACATGTACAATTGGACTCAAACATGGCAGATGTATTAACTAGAGACTATTCAAAACTAGTTAAAAAAATGAATGAAAAGAAATAAGTAGTAGATATGGCAATACCAAAGAGAGAAATATTTAGAATTAATCCTGATGATATCGATGAGAATGTAGCTATTGGTATAGATCTTCCACTTGTTGCTCAAAATGGAACTCCATTCTCACAGACGCATTTGACAATTCATGCGGCAAAGGCCAATCTTAAGAATTTAATATTAACTAGAAAGGGAGAAAGACCTTTTCAACCATGGTTTGGTACTAGTATTTACGATTTTCTATTTGATAATAATATTCCAGAAATGTTGGTTAAAATGGAAAATGAAATAAATGAAGCAATAGATTATTGGCTACCATACCTAGACATCAGAAACTTAGAAGTTAGAGTAGCTGGTTCAAACCATGGATTTAGTGACAATTTTAATGGAGTACAAATACAGATAGATTTTTCATTAAAGGGAAATAGGTTTAGTGAAGAATCTATTGTAGTCGTGATAGGGACAGAATAATGACATTAGTAAAAAAAGAAGTAAAATACTTAAATAAAGATTTTTCTCAATTCAGAGATAAACTGCAAAATTTTGCGAAGGTATATTTTCCAGATACCTACAATGATTTTAATGAATCCTCACCAGGAATGATGTTTATCGAAATGGCAGCCTATGTTGGAGATGTATTGTCATTATATATTGACAATCAACTTAGAGAATCAATGCTATTACACGCAGAAGAATCTCAAAATATTTACGATATTTCACAGGCACTAGGATATAAACCTCAACCATCAACAGCCGCAACAACAATCCTAGATATATTTCAGCAAGTACCTGCAATTGGAAATGGATTAGATATTGGTCCAGATTTTAGATATGCATTAGAAGTTGAAGAAGGATTAACTGTGAAATCAACAGAGAATACTGACATTGAATTTAGAACTTTAGAGAATTGCAATTTTCAATATTCTAGCTCTTCATCCCCAACAACTGTTTCAATATATAAGGTTGACAAGGACACTAATATTCCACAATACTATTTATTACAAAAATCAACAAAGGCAATATCTGGTAAATTAGAATCTGAGATATTTAAGTTTGAAAGTCCTAAAAAGTTTGATAGAATTAGGTTAGGTCCAACTAATATCTTAGACATAGCCGATGTGCGTGATGTTGATGGAAATAGGTGGCATGAAGTAGATTATCTAGCCCAAGATACGGTATATATGGACATCAAAATGGGAGATGACACAGATCCGTTATTATCTACTTGGACAACTGAAGTGCCATATATATTGTCACTTAGAAGAGTTCCAAAAAGATTCATCAAGCGAATAACATCAGATAATCAAATGGAATTACACTTCGGAGCAGGAGTTTCAGCAAATGCAGACGAAGTAATACTTCCTAACCCTTCAAATGTCGGTATGCAACTTCCATATGGAAATATTAGCGGATTAGACAATGCATACGATCCAACAAACGTTTTATTCACAAAGTCATATGGCCAAGCACCTTCAGATACGTCAATGGTTGTAAGATATTACACAGGAGGTGGAATTGCATCAAATGTATCATCAAAAACGTTAACTGATATATCTGGAAAAGCATTTGTTGGCGCATATGAAACCTTAAGTGATTCTGTTTTAACGTTTTGTAAAGATTCTATAGCGGTTACAAATCCAGAAGCTGCAACAGGAGGAAGAGGCCAAGAAACAGTTGAAGAAATAAGACAAAACGCGTTGGCAGTATATGCTTCTCAAAATAGAGCCGTAACCAAGGAAGATTATATTGCGAGAGTTTATTCTCTTCCAGGAAAATTTGGAAGTGTTGCAAAGGCATACATAGAACGAGATGAACAACATAATACAGATACGGGTGCATCCGAATTTAATCCATTGGCATTAAATATATACACACTATCATATGATTCAAATAAGACTTTAATTCCATCAAATACTGCAATTAAAACAAATTTGAAAACATATCTAAAAAAGTTCAGAATGCTAACAGATGGTATAAACCTTAGAAACGCATTTGTCATTAATATTGGAGTTAAGTTTGATATAATTACTCGTCCAAATACTATTACCAAGGAAGTTTTACTTAGAACTATCCACGAAACAAAAAAATATTTTGAGATTGACAAATGGCAAATAAACCAGCCAATCTCAATATCAGACCTTGCGGCTACCCTAGACCAAGTTGAAGGAGTTCAATCTATTGTCAGTCTGCAGATAACAAACTTATTTGATTCAGAGTCAGGATATTCTGGAAATTATTATGATATTCAAGAAGCAACTAAAAATAACATAGTTTATCCTTCTTTAGATCCTAGTATATTTGAAGTAAAATTTCCAAACACTGACATAGAAGCTAGAATAATTGGAGCATAATTATGATTTATAGTATAACTTCGTCCAAGGACACAACAATATATGAACAATTTGTAACTAAAAACACAGGCCTAGACGAAATCCTTCAACTGGAAAAGATAATTTCTTCGTCTGAAACAGCAAAGACATATAACTCTAGAATAATGTCACATTTTGATTTAACACACATCTCAAAATCGATTCTATCAGGAGATATAAAAGACACGTTTGAGGCTAAATTAAAACTATATACTCAAATGTCAATAGCTTTACCATACGACTATTCCATATCGGTAAACGCAATATCTCAATCTTGGAACATGGGAATAGGTAGAGCCACTCACAATCCAAAAACAACTGAAGGAACAAGTTGGACAAATGCTAATACGGCAGCCGCTGAAGAATGGCACACATCTTCTGTAGCCTATCCGTTTGCCACAGGTACCACTGGTAGCCTATCAACTCAAACAGCTAAAGGCGGAGGAACTTGGTGGACAGGAAGTGATATTTCTCAGAACTTTACATATGAATCTTCCGATTTATCTGTTGATGTTACCGGTATTGTTAGACCATGGCTTAGTGGAAGTTGGGATGGCGGACCTGTTATTGCAAACGAAGGATTTATGATTAAGCGAACAGACACTGCAGAATATGATGGTGCAAATTATGGTACTATTAATTTCTTTTCTAAGGAAACTCACACAATTTACCAGCCAAAACTTCAGTTTGCATGGAATGACTTTTCTCCACTAACCGCAAGCCTATCACAATTAGATATTGGAGGTGATACTTTTGTGTATGTTAAAAATAATCGAGATAAAATTCACATGGATAGTAAAGAACGATTTAGATTAGTCGGAAGAGACAGGTATACAACAAAGACATATTCAAACACATCTGCAGATTTAACAATAAAACATCTACCAACAAATTCATATTGGGCAATTGAAGATTATCAAACTGGAGAAAAGATAATTGACTATGATACTAGTTATACAAAAATTAGTTGTGATACGGGTGGCAATTATTTTGACCTTTGGTTAGACCAATTAGAAATAGAGCGAAGATATAAAATAGTAGTAAAAAGTGTTAGTGGAAGTATTACAAAAATATTTGATAACGATTTAACATTCAAAGTGGTAAAATAACATGTCAAAACCAAGATATAGAAAAAATATTGTACAAACAACTGAGAATCCTCAGCTTAGGGGTACCGCCACCGAAAATCACGACGCAATCTCAGAAAAGGAAATATATGTAACTCACCCGTCGGATGACGGAATAGTCAATATCACAACATCTCAGCAAGATTATTATCCTTGGGATGCAGGAGCTCACATAATTACAGAAGAAATTGAAGATTTTAAGATAAACTTAGAATTTGACTATTTAACAACAGACGCAGACAAAACACATAGAGATCTATCTGGCAACATAATATCACAAAACAATAGTTCAGATATTGGCCAGGATCTTGTAATTGTTCCACAGCGCCATGTATTAGAAAAACATCAATATGTAGACATTGTCGATGTCGATATTACAGAATTAATACAAAAAATAGAGTATGGTCCTACGGGTCCTCCAATATTGCGAGAAAATCCTAATTCTCTCAAGACAACAGGAATACTTATTTTCCCTACACATGGTACATCTGATGGCCAAATAACAGATGGCGACAGTATTTTTGAAGACCCGATGTTAGCAACTATTGTTTATCAATTTCCAGGAAACCACAGTAGAGTATTGATTGCAGATGCATATAGTTATTTAGGAGAAGATGACGTGGAAATTGAAGACGAACTAACATATGAATGGGTATATAATTCCGATGCACCAGCACAATATGGCTTAGCAACTAGAAAAAAGATTAGTAATAAAATCGTAAGCACAGAAAAGAAACTATCTTTAATAAATGGAACAATATTTGATACTGGATTTTATTATTGTAGAATTAAGAATTCAAAAGGAACAACTAATACGTCAGAATTATACATACTTTGCAAAGGAGGATTAATTATTGAGCGAGAGGCACTAACAGATCCGGAAGGAACGTTCATAGGATATGGCCAACCAACTGGAGAATTGCTTGAAGACCAAAAACACAATATGCAGTTTCATAAAACAGCCGGCTGGATGGATTTTGATACCACTGAAAACCAATGGATACGAACATCTTGGGATCGGAATTCTGAAGAATGGTATAGGCGTGATGCTTACAATGACTATGATCCATGGAGAACTCCAAAGTATGGTCCGGAGCCACAATCAAATGATGATGTAAAGGAACAATTAGCATCTCCAACCAAGTCAAATTATGTTAGTAAAGATGCCATAGCTAAAAGAGCCCAACCAGTACGACAAGAAATAGGAATATCACAAGTACAAAAAGTAGCAAGAAATGTTATAAAAAATAATGTTTTAGGTAGAAGTAGAAGAATAATAAACCCGGGATTATAATGACTTGGAACAAGAAATACAAAGAAACAGACCTTAAGCTTATACCGTCAAAACCAATTCTATCTGATTTTGGCAAAGCCCTTGATGTCGAAGACCGCGTAGAATTCAGTATACATTCAGCAGATGGTGAAAGCTTATTGTTTTCTAACATAGACCTAGAAACATATAAGGTTGCAGAAGGTGGAATTCTTGATGATGGCACAATAAATAGTGATTCTGTTATATTTTTAGATATACATAATGATATTAGAGAATATGTATCATCTGGAACATTTCTGGTAAAATATAATTTCTACAGAACAGTTGTTGGAACTCCAGGCGACGGCGTTAACGATTTATATATTGACGAAATAAGTGCCAGTAGAAAGGAAATACGATTAAAGATAAGTGGAGATGCCACTCAAATAGAACAAGAAATATTTGAAGATTTTGGTGATAAATTATCTATAAAAGGAGATGTTGCACACTGGGTAGACGTCCACGTTAATTTTGGTGGCGGAATAGTTCCATTGGCTGTTAATTGGCAACTTGACAAGGTTTCTACTTCTGAATTTCCATACTCAATTGTACTAAAACTATATGACCCTCTTCCAGTTGAAATAACTAAAGGCGCTCCATGTTGGATTGTACAAGAAATGATAACACCTATTCAGGAAACTGTTTTTGTTGAATCTCCTGAAATAGAACTACAAATAAACATGTTACGACCTGCAAACTTCACAGCAGGTAGTGATGAAAATTTAGGAAGTGGAACAACTGGTTTTGAATCGTTCAATTCACTAACAGCTGCAAAAGAAGGAGTCTTAAATAAAATACTAAACAACTATTTTTCAGGTAGTATCGATAGTATTACCCCTGTCGTAGATTATAGAAGATTTTCTCACTTTGTACGATTTGGATCTGCTGAAGAGCGAATAACTAATTTTAGGTATAAGCTTTCCCAAATGGAGTACTATGATACACAAATACTTGAACTCCAAGCAAATCCCCATTCGGCATCATACCATTATCTTGCAAATATAGATACACATAAAACTCGAAAAAATGAAATTGTTTCAAATTTTGACAACTATGAAAAGTTCCTATATAATGAATCAGCGTCATATGCAACCAGCTCGTTAGGAGAGTTCTATCCAACAACTTGGCCAAAACAGTCTGCTATACAATATCCTAAGTCCCCTTATATATGTCAATCTGTAACCTCATCAGCCGCAATGGATTGGTATGATGGAGCAATCGCATCTGCATCATATTTTGATACACACAATATACATTCCCTAGCTAATACAGCCATTCCGTTACATATACACCAAGATCCAACAATTGGTGGAGAAGAAAATGTAAATGACGGATATGTAAAGTTTGTAAATATGATTGGCCAATTCTATGACGAAATTTACCTATATATTTCAGCAATTCCAGAAATATGGGATAGACATAACGTAATTGATGCAAGACTTATTGAAGGACAATTCTCAGGATCAGATATGATATCGAAAGATTTATTATTTGCCGGACTTCAAAGCTTAGGATACCAACAGTGTACACCAGCCGATGATTCAGATTTATGGGCATATCTACTGGGAACGGATGAAGATGGCCATTATGGTGATAAAACAATAAATGAGCGCATAGGAGATTGGGGATATTGGAATGCTCCTGATGATATGTTTGCAAGTGCAAGTTATGTGGAAGGAATTTCTCCATTTACTCAAACAAAAATATATGCTTCAGATTGGTACCAAACATCACATTCAGTTGCACTACAGGACGTTCGACATGAGTATTCAAAGAGAATTCTAAACAACCTACCATATTTAATGAAATCAAAGGGAACGTTAGAAGGACTAAAAGCCTATATGAATATATATGGCGTACCCCAAAGTCTATTTAAGATACGAGAAGCTACTGCTCCACCACCTGTAGATTATTTTGCAAATCACTATTATGAGTATGACTATTATAATTATGCATTAAGTTTTAATGGTTCTTGTGCACTAACTGCTTCATGGGACAAGATTGTAGATCCAACCATCAAAGCCGATCAAAATAATAGAGAACAATATCCAGACACAATAGAATTTAGGTATAAGATTCCAGATATGTTGGACCACAAACTCCAATGTGGAAAATTAAATTTTGAAATACTTGACAATAATGCTAATAAAAAAGATATGGTTGTTGTCCAAATTAATTCAAGTTCATTTGTTGCTGTAGAACATGCATCAAGATTACCAAGTGGAAGTGAAACATATAATTTTCCAACTGGTGAAAATAGCAACTATGGTAGAATGACATTTGCACTAGGAGTAAACGATGGAACATATCAATATCCTGTGACATATTTGTCATGTTCGACTGATTGGCAACCTATTTATGATGGTGATTGGTGGAATTGTATGGTACGAAGAAATGCACCAACAGCTACAACAGTGCCGGTACAAATCGCAGAAACATTTACATATGATCTTTTCTGTAAAAAAGCATCAGACTGGTCAGGCGCAACGATTTCACATGCATCTTCTGCAAGTATGACTCAGAACGGTGGAACAACCTATGGAAAATTAGCAAATCATAGTTGGAATTCCGATGGATTTGACGATACCCAATATGTTAGCTCAAGCTTCTATACTCCTGAAAACAATTACTCAGATTTTTCAATCGGATATGCTGAAGGACACTTTGGATCCAACTATGATTCTTTCTTTGTTGGAGGAGCGGTTCACAGTACAGAATGGGGAATAAATAGAACTCCAGGAATATTGTATAATAACTTTAGTGGCTCAATGCAAGAGCTACGTTTTTGGGTAAAACCACTATCAGAATCTGCATTTGATAATCATGTATTTAGTCCTATGGCTATTGACGGAAACACATATACTTCATCATATTCTGACCTTATAGCTAGATGGTCTCTAGGTGCTGACTTAAAAACATACCCAATTATTACTGGTACAAAACTAAGATCTTCTCATCCTAACCAAGACATTGACCGTCCATTCTCTGGAAACAGAAGTACATACTTAACGTCAAGTGGATTTACCGGCCTCAACGATTACGAAGACCAATATGAACGAGTTTCAACTATAGTACCAAATTATATTGGAATGGATTCTCGCGAAAAAATAAGAATTGAAGACAATGAACTTGTAAATGGAACCTTAAGTAGCACAAAAAAATCATCTGTAAGTGCAAGAGATTCTGCACCAAAAGATGAAAATAGAATTACAATAGAACTAACACCAGTTGACGGAATCAATATTGATATAGAACACCAATTGGGTGGAATAGACTTTAATGATTTAGTTGGAGATCCTCGCGCAAGATACATGGAATATTATCCAGATGTTGTATATTATGATAGTCATTATTGGTTAAAGCACTTCGGACCGTTCAGATATGCAGAATTTTTTAATCTTGTAAAATATTATGATGGACAAATTCTCTGTCAGCTGAGAAAGAATGTTCCAGCTAGAAGCCAACCTAACTTTAGTATTACAATTCAACCGCATATACTTGAAAGACCTAGGTTTCCTTGGCGAATACCCGATATAGAACATGATCTGATAGAAGGAAAAATGGCAGCAAGGGTTCATTTGCATGGTGCAACAACTGAATTAGGACGATTTAAGCATAATGGTCCTGGAGATCCATTTTATTCTGATTGGGATAAACGCGGACCATTAGAATCTAGATATGGCGACCTAATTAACCCAAGCCACAGGTTTGGCCACAGAGACCAAGCGCACATGTTGCCTCCTATTGATATGTCATATGGATTTGGTGGCCAACATGAACGAGAACGAAACCCTTTAAGCCTATACAATACAACTGTTGGAGAACTTGAAGCAACTATTAAGAATGACCCATTTGCACCAATAATACTAGATATGGGATGTTGGGAAAGAGACCAACATATAGATGCAAGATATGAGTTTATGGTACCAGTTCACTGGGGTTCTTCTAAAGGAAGTTTTTGGAACTATACAGTTTCGCCACAAACATCAACAGCCGCAACGGCAGCTTCAACTGAACTACATATAAATGGCACATGGCCTCCAGCAGCAGAAGGATATTTTAACTCAAGTGAAATAGTTCTAACTGCACAAGATGGAACAATTACTCCAATAATTGTAGGTGACGCAAGAGCAGCAGCGGCAGCCTCAGCAACGATTACTTTCCCTAATCCTACCAAAACAGAATCTATGGATGAAGGAATAGCTGTAATACATAGTGCATCGCTATATTTATCCGACACCACCGGCTCATATTTTGAATTCAACGGAACAGGTTCTCTACTTCAACCTGATGGATCTATAGTGTCAGAATCTGTTCATTCACTAGAAGATTATGTGAATGACCTTAAAACTAAAATACACGCCCACGTCAGCTTTAGTGCAACTACTGGTTCAAGTGGCGAAGGTTTTAGGTATATTGCAATAACTCAAACTCGAGCTGCAACTATGCCAAATCACCAACAATTAGCAGACAATACTACTTGGATAGATTATAATTCAAACGTACTGAGTGGATCTTTATTCCACACAAACATGGATCTTCCAACAGCCGACGAATGGACGTCACCATATGTAATATCTACTTCTTTTTCTGGAGGCAAGACACTAATAAATGCAGCTGCCGGTGCAGGTATCACATATACTGCAACTAGAGGAACATTAGCAACTAGAGTACGAACAGCAATCCACGCAGTTAGTGGATTCACATGTGGAACTGTCCGCAATGTTGGTGATACTAGTATAATTCCTGTTACACAATCAACTGTTGGTGAAGATGGAAATACTCATATTAAAGGTAATTTCTTTGGTCCTTGGAATATATATTATCCTGAATATGGATATAATAAAAATTTAAGTAGAATACCAGGCAGCTATCTTCCTTTAGGAACAGGCGCACAACCATTTACAGATGGAAAAGATATTACCTATGCAAACAATATTACACTAGTTGAGGATACTACTAAGACTTTCATTACCCAGTCAAATCCGTATTGGGATAGAGATGTTGTACATATAATTAGCCATCCATCTGATCCTAGAGAAACTGAAAGATGGTACGATTTTAATAAGCAAGAATATATTGGTAGCAATTTATTTCCAAACAAAGAAATGTCACAGGTTAACAGACAAGTTAATTTCCCAGTTGTAAATGCTGGACTAACATCATACGCAGATCAACGAAGTTGTAGAGATAGAGGAAAAGAGTGGTTCTTCCCATTTATTGGAAACCATAGAGAATCATTCTACAAGTCACGTGAAACATTTCGTTTCGCAACTGAGTTAAGCCAGTCATTAGGTAAAAAAGTACCACATACACAATTCGGCCAGTCAAGTATTGGTTATGGAAATCTTATTGGAGAATCAATCGTTTCACATAGTGGAGCAGCTATTCAAAATATAGCAGCAATATCAGTAATGAGTAGATCTGCACAATATCAAGATTATAGAGCAAAAGGAATACAAAATTTAATATATGACGGATGTATAATGTCAGCATCAGACTTTAATATTGATTCTCCACAAACATGTGATGGAGGACCAATTGTTGAAATAATCGACACAACACCATTTGTATTAACGGTTGCAGAACCAACTCTCGGACAAGGACCTGGTATAGTACAAGGAGAAGGTAGTGGTAGAGGAATAGGCAAGTATTCAGGACGAATTGTTGAACGAGGCGTTGCAGCAGGCAGAGGACAAGTATTTAACAGCGGAGAAGGTAGAAGGATAAGATATAGTGTACGAGCTAATCCAGGAAGCAATTCGCCAATTAATCAAGACAAAGCGCGATAAATAATTAGCGCAATATATATAAAATTAGTTTATCGGTGATATTTATTTATGATATAAACTGGTTACTAAACAAGGAGAAAAACGATGGGATATTTAGACAAAACAACAATCACTGTAGATGCAATTCTTACCAAGAAAGGTAGAGAACTTCTAGCAAAAAATAGACAAGCATTTGACATTACTAGATTTGCACTTGCAGATGATGAAATAGATTATGCCCTATGGGATGTTAACCACGCATTGGGTACAAATTATTATGGACAAGCAATTGAGGCAATGCCAATAATTGAAGCAAGTCCTGATGAAAACCAAATGATGAAGTATAAGTTGGTAACGTTACCTAAAAATATTTCAAAGATGCCAGTAGTAACCGCATTACCAGGTGCAATAACTCTTACATCAGCAGGTCAATCTGCAGTAGTTGTTCCATCAACAACAAACTTTCAAAATGGAAATAATACGTATGGATATACGGCAATCTTATCTGATAGTGATGCATGCTATTTGAATATTGCACCAGGAGGTGCCATAGACTCAAGATTTAATCCATCTGTTCCATATGCAGTAGATGCAAATGTCAAATCAATAAGTGTTGTTGGAAAATCGTTTCAAATTGTTGCGAAGGCACAACCACTCACAGCAATATCAACTACATTAACAATAATCGGAAATGAAACTGGAGGATCTGCAACGGTAGTAATAACAGTTGACAAACAGACAATTAGTACAAATGTACTAGAATCACCAGTATATAGATAAGGGAAGATAAAAAATGGCATCATATAAAGACTCAAGAGGAAATCCTGTATCACCAGCTAGATTGAGCCCATCTAACGCGGCCAACCAAAGCGATAGAGCAAACACTGATAGGTTAAAGCCTCAACAAGAACCAAATAGACGACCTTACGTAAGACCAAGGCCAAATCCAATAACACCAAGAGCTATAACTTCAATCTTTTCAGATTTTGGACCAGACGATGTTGTTGAAAATCTAGATTCAGAAGTAGTAACTGCCGCATTATTTTCAGAAAACACTGGAGAAATTGCTGGAATGTTTACTTCATCGGCCCAAAGCCAAAGCTCTGGTGAATATTATTTAGATGTTTATCAAAAAGATCCATCAATAAACGCAAATCAAGAAATACAATTTGCAATTTCATATGGACACTATGCTGGATCAGGGTCTAGACCTCCACAATATGCTTCTAAAGGTTTTACACCATCTAAAGCAATATACACCCAATATGCAAATACATTGTTAAGTCCAGGAGACGATAGATTTACAATCGTAACACCACATGCACAATCAACTGCAAATTTAACTTCTATATATGCTCTTAATTTTCAAAGAACTCGTATGAAAGAAAAGATCGATCCAGGTAATTGGGAATTGCATATTGGAGGAGACGGATATCCTATAAAACTTATTGATGATTCAGCAGTATCTGATGGAACAGTAACTGAAGCTGGTAGAGTTTATCACATTAGAAGTGGAACAATTGATACAGGAGTAAATGCAGACGCTACACAATATGGTTTAGTATATCCTGATATGGGAATATTAATTTTAGATGCTAAAGGAATTAGTGGTTCTGCAAAATTAGATTTAGATGAAACATCATTTGCATATTCTTCAACACCAGTTACAGTATCCAATGCAAATACAACTGCAATATTTAAGCACCTAAGTTCGTCAGATGGTACAAATGTCGGATATTTAGCTGCAAGAAGTAAGGAAACTATTCATTCTACGCATTATTTCATTAGAGTTAAGAATAGCGAATTTAACTTCTCAAACAACCCAACTTATACATCAGGATCAGGCGGAACATTTGCAAACCCAACATTTTTCAGAGATCCAAAATCATATATCACTAGCATTGGACTATACAATGACAATAATGAATTATTGGCAATTGCCAAACTTAGTAAGCCATTATTGAAAACATATTCAAGAGAGGCTCTTGTTCGTGTAAAATTAGAATTCTAAATTGAGGAACATACATGTCAGAAGTATTTAAGACTTTTAAGAAAGATGACGTGTCTAAGCGAGACTTTAAAGCCAATAAGCAATATACACTCACAATGGCTAATTTCTCAGCCTCGTATAGACCCGATCAACCCATGGTGTTCGGAAATCCCCAAGTATCTGTTGTCCCTACACTTTATGGATATGTAGGAAAGGCGGACAGATTTACAGAATTTACTAGTGGTAGTGAAGACTTAAATTCAATCGCACCAATTCCTTCAAGATCTATATGGGATAATCTTTGGCACATGTATTATAGAAATTGGCCAGAACCTAGTAAAGTTTTTTGTACATCTGGAGATTCCCGTGAACATAGAGAACTATATGATACTGCATATGTAATTTCTGTACCACATTATATGTATGGCGATGGAATACATCCTGGAACTGTTGATATCTCTTTTCCATCAACTCCAACCGGCCAAACCATAAACTTAACGGATGATAAATTTGGAAACCTATATAATAATGCGTATGCAAGTTCTAGTGGAGTTTCATTAGATGCAAGCATTCCTCCAAATGGAACTGTTTTATATCTTCCATTCAAAGATCTTACAACAAATCAATATATGCCAGCATATGGAAAAGGTTTTTTAGATACGCAAGTTGCATCTGGAAATATAAAGGATTACGGTAAATTTGAAACCACTATTCAATCAAATAGAATAAAGGTCATAACTGGAAGTGCATATGGAACAGGAATTGAATTTACGGGACAATATGGATCTGCATCCGCAATCCCAGCAGACGACACTTCCGCACAAACCAAGGAAAGTTGGAGCTATGCAACAATATCACCAACAGCCATTCCTGCACCCGGAGGTCACCTAGACTTTATTGAAAATGAAGATTTTGCAATTTCATTCTATGTTAACGTACCATCAGCCCAACAATATGATATAGACAATAATTTCAACTATATATTTTCAACAAAGGATGACTTAACTTCATATTCATTTTTTGCGAGTATTGCATTTAATAATAGTACAAAGAAAATTGTGGCAAAGCGAAGAGATGGACATGGCCAAACATCTATTTGTACTTCAACAACTTCTGTAAATGATGGAAACTGGCACCATATATTATATCAAAAAACAGGAAATAGCCTACAATTATATGTAGATCAGTCATTAGAATCTTCTGCAACACATGCCGATGTAGGCCAAATTAGAAATAACCAAACATTTATATTGGGAGCTAATGTTTCTGAGGTAGAAGGAGCTCTAGATCTATCAACAAACACAAGGCCAGTTTATGACCATATAAAGCAAGTGTTTAGAGGATCCTTAGACGAATTTAGAATATATAGTGGCTCATTGACCAGTGCACAGGTAAATTATATGGGCACATCAAAAGGAACAGGCCAAAATCATTGGGGAAATGTGTTTTATTCCCATGGCCAAATCGTACTGACACATCCATCTTCAGCATATACCGCAAAAGGCCCCGAAAAAGCAACAGTAACTTTTAGAGGAACGTCAAAAATTACAGAAAACATATATACATGTGACATTAAAGCAAATGAATATAACCAAACTTTGAATCCTTCAACAATAGAGAATCATAAAACGAAGGAATTATATCATTTTACGAATACCGACGTATGGAACCCGTACATCACAAAGATAGGTTTATACAACGATGAAGGCCAATTGCTAGTTATTGGTTCATTATCACAACCAATGCAAAAGATACCTGAATATGATATGACTTTTGTTGTAAGGTTTGACACTTAGTAAGATTCGGTTATATTTATATATAGTTAAGAAATGCACAACAGGCAAGGAGAAATATTTTGGCATTAGTATTTAGAGACATAAAAGGAGCACCACTTACCCATGATGAGGTAGATGGCAATTTCAGGCATCTAACAGGATCACATGAGATATCTGGTAGTATATATGTACAAGGATCAGTATCGGCCAGTGGCAACCTAACTGGTAGTAATCTAATGCTAACGTCAACAGACTCAGTATTAGGTGTTTCTACTTTGAGTGCATCTAACTGGATAATTGCTCAACATATAACAGCATCTGGAAATATATCTGCAAGTGGAACAATATACGCAAATAATTTCCAATCAACAGGTGGTGATGTAGCCGGAATATCGTTTAATGACGATCTTAATATAACAGGTGACATCACATCATCTACAACTATAAAGGCAGAACACCTAATTTCAACAGATGATGCAGTAATTGCAGATCTTTTAACAGTAGGACATATAACTTCAACTGGAAATTCAATTTTAGGAAATGCAACAACTGATACACATACAATTACAGGAAATATAACAGCTTCTGGAGATTGGAATGTATCAGGTAATATAAGTGCAAGTGGATATGTTAGTGCTTCAGGCTTACATGTAGCTGGAAATACAAATATTGAAGGTAATCTTGTTTTAGGAGGTAATTTAACAACTGACGGTAATGTCACATCGGGAGATGCAGATTCTGATTCTATAACATTCAATGCAGATATTACTTCTGAAATTAGACCAAATACTGATGATATATATGACATGGGTACTTCTACACTTAGATGGAGAAACATTCATGCTGCAACAGCACAAGGTGAAGTAAGTGTACAAAATAAAATAACAGCATCTGGAACGTCAATATTGGCAGATGCACAAAATGGAATTTGGCTAGGACCATTCTCAATAAGTGGTACAGTCGATATAGGACTAGGTAGCAATTACGTTATATCTAGTTTCAATAGGTTAAACGAAATAGATTTAATAAATTGTAGTGACTACTAGATTAGATAAAAAACGAGGGAAAATAAAATGAGTAGACTTAATGTAAACAGTGTAAACCCCCACGATGGAGTAAAACTCTCCATAACGGGTTCAACAGATGGAGCACTTATAATTAGTGCATCGGGAGATAATGACACAAATCCATTATTGGAAGTGCAAGGATCGATATCCGCATCAGGAAATTTAACAGCATCTAATGCACTCTTTACGGGAAACATTAGAGTCATTGGAGAAGCAGTAATAAGTGCTTCAGCAGCCGGTGGTATATTCTTAGGAGATGCAAATACTGACAATGTAATATTCGGAGCAGATGTTAGTTCAAGTGTAATTCCAAATAATGATGACACATTTGACTTAGGGTCAAATTCACAACAATGGAAAGACCTATATTTAGACGGAACAGGATTTATTGACGCAATAGACCAATCAGATACCACTGTAACTAATAATCTAAAAGGTGATTGGACTTGGCTAGATGATGGATCTGTACAGTCCCTAAAAGTTGACTCATCAAATGGTAATGTCGGAGTTAAAGTAGCAGACCCTAACCAAGAATTTGAAGTTGCTGGTAGAATATCAGCCAGTGCACAACTTTCTGTTGGTGGTGCAGGTACTATTGATGGTCACATTACAGGTTCAGGTAATCTTACAATATCAGGTGCATCATACTTTGCAGGCGATATCACATCATCCGGTGATTTACTTATTAAGTCACTTAAAGGTCCTTCAAGAATACAATTAGATGGAGATGCAGCTCTTCCTACCATTGATAATGATACAATCATGGTATTCCAAAGAAACTATTCAGGTTCTGCAAGTGCAGGAGTATCTATTATTGGTCACGCTGCTGGTGAATCTATAATTAAATTAGGAGACACTGATGATGAAGATGTAGGAAGAATAAGATATCAGCACACTGATAATTCTATGGACTTCTTTACAAACAATGCCCAAGGAATGACTCTTGATGCTTCAGGAAATGTAACAACATCAGGAGCAATAAACATTGGCCATCATAGTGGTTCATATTCAAAGTTTGTATTAGATGGAACTGGAGCTCTTCCTACCATTGATAATGATACAATAGCAATATTCCAAAGAAATTTACCAGGTAGTTCAACTGCAGCTATATCTGTTATTGGACATGTTGGTGGAGAATCTATATTGAAATTAGGAGATACTGATGATGAAGATGCAGGAAGAATAAGATATCAGCACACTGATGATTCTATGGACTTCTATACAAATGGTTCCCAAGGAATGACTCTTGATGCTTCAGGAAATGTAACAACATCAGGAGCAATAAATATTGGCCATCATAGTGGTTCATTTTCAAAATTCCAATTAGATGGAGCAGGAGCTCTTCCTACTATTGATAATGATACAATCGCATTATTTCAAAGAAATTTACCAGGTAGTTCAACTGCAGCAATAACTATTCTTGCCCATGTAGGTGGAGAATCTATATTGAAATTAGGAGATACTGATGATGAAGATATAGGTAGAATTAGATATATGCACTCAGATAATTCCATGGACTTCATCACAAACAATACGCAACAAATGTCTATTGATGCTTCAGGAAACATAACAGCATCAAATAATATAAGTTCAAGTGGATATATGAGAGCTCCATATGTACATATAGGAAATATTACACCAGGAGGTATGAGACTTGGAGAAACAGGCGGTGCAGGAGTTGGTGGAGTAATGAAATTCGGAAACAGTGCAGAATTTTCAGCAACATTAACAAACTTAACTGCGTCAGGAACAATTACTGCTGCAGCAGCTACTATAACAACATTAACTGCAACTCATGGTGAATTTGATACAATAAACACTACTCAAATTACATCATCCATCGTAACTGCTTCAGTAATTTATTCAAGTGGCTCAAATATCTTTGGCGATGCAGGAGATGATACACATACATTTAACGGTAACATAACAGCATCAGGTACTATAAGTGCAAGTAGCTATATAAGAACTCCATTCCTTCGTATAGGAGCTATTACACCAGGAGGTATGAGACTTGGAGAATCAACAGCAGGTATAATGAAATTTGGAGATGGTGGAGAATGGTCAGCAACATTAACAAACTTAACTGCATCAGGTAATATAAGTGGTTCATCTACTTCACAAGTATATGCCCAAGCCGGAAACTTTGACAGAGACGTTGGCGCTCAGTTTGTTAATGCAACTAATTATGTTACTAGTGTTAATATAACAGCATCTAACAATATAATTGCAACTGGTTCTTTAGAGATTCAAGGAAATACTGAGTTAGGTAATGCTGCAACATCACACGTAACGGCTTCAGGTAATATATCATCAAGCGGATATATGAGAACTCCATTCCTTCGTATAGGAAATCAAACACCAGGAGGTATGAGACTTGGAGAATCAACAGCAGGTATAATGAAATTTGGAGATAGTGGAGAATGGTCAGCAACATTAACTAACTTAACAGCCTCAGGTAATATAAGTTCAAGTGCTAATTTAATTGGAAACAATATAAGTTCTTATGGAAATATGTCTACTGCAGGCGATTTAGAAGTTCTAGGATTGACAACGCTTGGAGATTCTTCCGCAGACACAACAACCGTTCACGGTAACCTTACAGCCTCCGTTAATATAAAGGCCGCAGGTAATATAAGTGCAAGTGGAACCCTATATGGAAGCGAAGCACATATAACTGGTCACATAACAGCCTCAGGAAATATAAGTGCAAGTGGAAATATGTTTGCAAACCAATTAACAGCAATACATGATATGTCTGCAGGAAGAGATTTAGAAGTTCTAGGAAATACAACGCTTGGAGACTCATCATCAGACGTAACAGTTGTTCATGGTAACCTTACAGCATCGGTTAATATAAGTGCAAGTGGTAATATATTTGCAAACCAAATAACAGCAATACATGATATGTCTGCAGGAAGAGATTTTGAAGTTCTAGGAACTACAACTCTTGGAGACAGTGCAGCAGATGTTGTTGGATGTAATGCGCAATTCAGACCAGGAGCAGGAGGAATGATGAAAACTGTTCCAGCTGTAGTTGCAGATTCAACACCACAAACATTAACAATCGCTGCAAATGCAGGTAGAACAAATGTACTTCCAGACTTTTCAGGTGATTCAATTATTAACTTGCCAACACCAACTGTTGCAGGACAATATTATCACTTTATTTATGGAGGAGCAGCTGTAGATGCACATGCTGTAGTAATTAGAACGTTAACAACAGATAACAGTGTATATGTTAGAGGTGCAATAACACACTTAGACACTGATAATCAGATTGCATCTGTAATCTGTACTGGAACCCCTGAAGCTTTGACACTAGATCTTCCATCAGCGATAGATCTTCATTTCTTAGCCGTAACCACGGGAGTATGGTACATATGGGGAACAGCAACATCAGCAACGACTCCAGTATGGTCAACGTAATAGTTAATTAAACAATAAAGGTTATAAATATGGCAAGAAGAATTAAACAAATAAATGGGTATAGAAGCGGCTTTGAGAATAAGGTCGCTTCCGCTCTTTTAGAACAAAAGGTAAAATTTGGTTATGAGGTGACACAAGTACAATATATCAAACCTCAAACAAATCACAAGTATACTGTAGATTTTACTCTTCCAAATGGCATTCTAATTGAAACAAAGGGCCGATGGACTATGGAAGATAGAAAGAAACATATTCTAATCAAACAACAACATCCAGAGTTAGATATTAGATTTGTTTTTCAAAATCCAAAGGGAAAAATAAGAAAAGGTTCTAAAACAACATATTCCGACTTCTGCGACAAAAATGGAATACTATGGGCAGATAAAGATATTCCTTCTGCATGGCTATTAGAAAAATAAACACCTCACATTTTACCAGGTAAAGAATTTTTATTATATTATAACTATATAATGAGCAACTTAAGACTACATCAAATATTAGAACAAGTGCTGGGTTCATCGAGATCAAACAAGCACACTGGAGAAGTTGGTTTTCACTGTCCTTTTTGCAAGCACCACAATAAAAAATTTAATATTCATGTACCGACGGAAAAATGGCATTGCTGGATTTGCGCTGCAAAGGGTAGAACAATTATGTCATTATTTAAGAAATTAAAAGTTTCTGCAGACATATTAAACAAATTATCAAAAATAACAGGAAAAAAGGTATTTTTTGATGATGGTAAAAAATATGAAGATTTATCTCTACCCCTTGAATTTATTCCACTATATAAGGCAAATAAAAAGAATCCAGAATATTCCAATGC